TCTTTGCTCCCACTACATTACAACCCATCCTTCTTATCTCATTGATGATTCCTGCTGATGCTGAGTCTCCTATGATGAGGTTTCTCCCTGCCACATTCATATTGATTTTGGCAATCTCTGAGTTGGTCAATCCGCTCATAAACAACTCCTCCTTCACGTAGATAACCTTCCTCTTCTTGTCTATTGCTACACCTACTAATGTTGTTGGGTCTCTGAATCCGTAATCTTGTCCGTAGATAACCTGAAGACCATCAGGATTGAACTGACCGAACTCCCAATTCGTGTAAACAATACCCTCTGCCTTCGATAACCAACCACCCATTATAACGTGATTGTACTTATCAGGATTGTCCTGCTTCATATCCTCGAAGTATTTCAAGGTCTCTTCAGGCACGAACTCCAAACAATCATAATAGGACGTGTGAATGTAGCAAACGTTCTCGTGTACCCCATTAAATCCCTCTGAAATGCCTTTGGCTTGAAAGTACTTCTTGTAGATGAAATGCTCCTTTGTAGTTGGATTCAATATCAGTACCTTCACATTAGGCTCATCTGAATGAACTCCATTCCCTCGAATAGATAGTGAGATTTTATCGAAGATAGCCTCATCAATCATCTCCTCTGCCTCATCGAGAATGAGCATTGAGAAGTCACTCAATCCTTTCAAGGAAGCTGTTTGTTGGCCACTTCCAACCTTTAAGCCCTTGAATACTATCTTCCCTTTATTGACTTTTGATTCAATCCTATTCTGTTGCATATCAAATGAGCCTTGAAGCTGCATCATCTCAATCCTGTCTTCAACTTCAGCATATACTGAATCCTTTAAGGAAGCATTCGTGAATCGTGAATACATTATCCTATGCCCTTTTTGAAGCACTGCAGTGAGAGCACTCAATGATGTTGCGAATGTCTTCTGTGAGAAACGCCCTCCTGTTATGATGTATGTATCAACTCCATCAGGTCTGTTGAACAGGGGAGCATACTTATCTGAAATGTTTACATTCATACTTCTTCGTGGTCAATGTCTGTTGCTGATGTGAAGTTGATTGTTGGGATTGTAATGCTATTCCCTTCTGAAGTGATATCAACTGCCAACGTTGGTTTTCCAATCGTGTACTCTAAATAGAGTTTAGTTGCCTGTGTATCTCCTTTTAAAGCGTTCTGCTGAAGCTTCTGAAAGACTGCAATGAAATCCTTCTCTGTGGTTGCTTGTGTCACTAGAGCTCTGTATGGGCTTTTGCGCTTATCAATGCCTGTGGTCTTTGTGGAATTACCTCCGTTATTTCTTCTCTTATCCATATTCAATCTAAATCAACTATTGTATCTATTAAATAAACGTATAAAGACTTGTTATTGTTACAAATAAGAAAAGACCTCCTATTGACGTTATAAGGTGTTGTAGAACAAAAATTATTCGTACTTTTTTCTTAACAACCTAACTTCATTTATCAAAGATATTACCACATCCTTCCATACCTTGTTAAAAATGTGCTTATCCACCATTCCGTTTACATTTTCCTCTAAATTTTTTAATGTTTCTTCATTTAATTCCATAATTTTTATTTTTATTTAAGTTAATATCTTATTACTTCTAGTAGGTTGTCTCTTAACGTAAAAGTATGCTTTTTTGTTACTTCTTATTATAGTATATTATATATAATAGTAATACTAATGGTACTATAAAGAATGATGATATACTTATAAGGAAGTAGAACAGGCATAATGATACGAGTGCTAGTTGGTGCTTATTTTTCATAGTTTAGGTTTAAAGCCCTACATTTCTGCAAGGCTATTGTTTCGGTTAATTAAGTCTCTAACAAGTGCACAGGTCTCATACTCTTCTACCCATTCGAAATAGAGCCTTGCTCTGTCTAGGAGCACGTTTGGCTCATCATCATCACTAAATAGGTATTCTTCTGTCTCTTCGTATATTGCGAGTACTAATGGCGTTAATTTGTCTGTTCCTTCAGCTAGGGTGTGGGATAGTACCCTTCTGTAAAATATATCATACTCTGCTATCAGCTCTTCTTGAAATAACCCCTCCAGTAAGCAGGAAGGGTCTTCAATGTATATCTCCGGTACGTTATTCAACATCTTCGAATTGTGTTGGCTCATCTACTTCATCAGGTGTCAATGCCTTAACTATCATCTCTTGATTATGAGCTAAATTGCTGACTAAGATATGTAAATTGTCGAGCCTCGTCTCTAGTTCCGCCACCCTCTTCTTCAAGACCTGCTTGTTCAATGGCTTGCTGTTTTCTGATTTGCTTGTTTTCGTTTTCATATTGCTCTCTTTTTTTAGCGACTGCATTCTCCATTTTTATGAATGCACTCATTTGGTTATTAATAAAAAATTGTACTCTGTCTTTTGGTATCCCTTTGAATAGGTCTTCCATTACTAATGGCTTCTCCTTTAATGCTTCAGAGAGCTCCTGCTCCAGTATTATGATTCTTTGGGCTAATGCTGCGTTCTGCATCTTAAAAGCCTCTAGGATGTTCTCTGAGGAGTTTATGTATTTCTGTGCGTTTGTGTTTGCTAGGATTCCTTGAAGCTGTGTGTGTTGCTTCTGAAAGTGTACATCAGTTTCAATGTCATTTTGGAAGCTCTTCAGGGAGTGTATGATTGTAGCGTGGTCTTTATTAAGGAACTCCCCTATCTTCTCAAGTGTATATCCTGCTTCCCTAGAGAAGTGTGAGAATAGATTCCTAGCTTGGACGTATTCTCTTTTGCGTGTCTTGATTGTAATGTCGCATCTTGTTATCACTTCTGTGGCTTCTTTGATTATGTTTAGCATAGGTCTAGTTTTAATGTGTTAGTTTTTAAGTCTCTCATTTCTTTTATTGGCTTCAGTAATTCAGAGTACCCCTCTATTGACTCTCCTACATATTCGTGACAATAAGATACTCTGCTAAATCTATTTACTGCGTTCTTGTCGTTAGTGTTGCCTATTTTTCCATTTTTTAAAGTACCTCTCCAATTATCGCTACTATTAAAGTGCTCCCCTACTGCAGGGTGTATTGTTTTGGTAAAAATCTTACCGCCAATATCCTTGAATATAGCAGATGAGAACTCACACAGCTCTACCCCTATACCCAAACCTTGATAGTCAGGTAGTACAACTAATCTACTAAGAGAAAATCCATTAGGGCAACCCTTGCGAGGCTGATTAATTACAGCCATAATCGCAACGGGTTTATTGTTCCAAGTAAATAACAAAAACTTACAACTTTTGTTTGCTTTATGTGTTAAATAATGATGCTCTTTGAACAAGTCCCAAGTACTTGCTTCGACTCTATGAACTCGTAACTCGATTTTTGGGCGGCTACCCCGAAGTAAGGGACTTCTTTCCAAAGCCCCTCCGTTTTTCTGTGGAGAACAAACCCAATCAGGTGTTAACCATTCCATTATATCATAGTGACAAGAAGCCACTATCATTCTCTTATTGTGCTTTCTTAAATACTTCTGTATTGCAAAGCTCATTGACTTCGCCACGTCTCTATCTACTACAGAAGTGAACTCATCAATAAGTACAACTTCATTATCTTTTGCCTTACCTATCTTATAGGCTAGTTCAGCTCTGAATTGCTCCCCATTACTTAGTAAATGAAAAGGTCTCAGCCAAGTTGGTACACTACTCAAGCCCATACTACTCAGAAGCCTTGAAGCTTCAGAAGGCTCTAGCCAATCAAAGTTAGATATTAGTGACTTCTCTCCGTCAAAGTTACTAGAAGCTAGTTTGCCCATTTGCTTAAGTATAGTAGTTTTACCGCTACCACTTGAGCCGTATATGACACCTATGTTCCAATCAAAGTTTTTGGCTTCTCCTAGATTAAAAGATACCTCTGTTTCTGTCTCCTCTCTGTTTTGTATGTCAAATGTATTATACACATACTCTGTGTATCTGTCGTTCTTAATATTATTTTTTAAATTTATTTTCATAGTTTTTTATTTGGTGTTTACGATTATTCTTCCGTCTCTGTAATGGTTTACGCTCACACTTGTTGGGAGCTTTATTGTTTTGTAAGGTCTTAGTGAATACTTCATTAGTAGTCTGTTAAATATATTCATTTCTCTTAAGTTTTAAAGTTAGTAATTCATTCTCTGTTTTCAGTCTTTCAACCTCTGCTCTCAAGGCTATGATTGCTTGTTCTTGATAGTCTAGTAAAAGTCTTGTCTGCTCGTTCATAGTGTTATATTAAGGGGAGTAGTTAGCTCCCCGTTAGTTTTTAGTTTATAGTTAGTGATTTTGCTAACTTAAATGATTTGATAAATGAAAATCCGCAATTCATACCCGTTAACAATAAGTTAGCTTGTACGCTGTTTGGTTTAAAAGATGTTTTTGATATTACATTTTTAATTGTCGTGTTCTGTAAAGTTGTCATAATATATAAATTTAGTTGTTAGCGTTATTGCTTGGTACAAATATACAACCTCTTTTTAGTTATTCAACTATCTTTTTTGTTTTTTAACAAAACTTTAACATTTGCCTTAAAATCAATAAAATCTTGAAGAGACCTCATTACTATATATTGGAAGCCTGCTTTCTTGATTGTTGCTTCCCATTGAATCTGCTCTTTGGATTGCTTCCCTGTAGCATTTTTAAGCTCAATCATTATAGCTGTGCCATTATAATAGTACACCATATCAGAGCGACCTTTGATGAGTCCTAGAGCTTTGTTTTGATTCCCTTGAATCTTATTGGCTGAGTTGTTGAGGTTGTAGCATAATAGTCCACGTTCCTCAGGATAGTTGTTGTGATGCCATTGAAATATCTGTGCTTGTATTTTTACTTCTGATATCATATCTTTATTCGTTATTGTTGAAATACTTTATATCTTTTTTTATTCACATACTCAAAGCTCTTCTTGTACCCCATCTCTCTGAGGAAGTCTCTCGCATCTTCTTTGTCTGTCTTGTTATGTAATACCCAAGATGCTTTTATTGTCTTGTCCTTACAAGCTGATGCCAATTCTCTGTTGCTCATTGTCTTGAACTCGCTGATTATCTTTGCCCTGTCTAGGAGTTGCAATTCAACCTCTTCTGCTTCTGTTAATTTAACAGGGAAGATATGACCACAATACTGACACTCCTTTGCTTGTGTTGGGAGCATTGCCATACACTTTGGGCAATCCTTTACCGGAGCTGCCATCTCTCTGATTGCTTTCTTTGATAAACTCCATACCCTGTCATCCTCCCAAAATCCGTGCCTCTTTACATTCTCTCCAAAATCTAGGATTGTGAACTCATTAAGGTCTTTGGTTGTTCTTGAGCCTCTTCCACACATCTGCAAATATAATGGCAGAGATGTAGTTGCTCTATATAAAATGACTGACTCAATGTCAGGTTGGTCAAATCCTGCATTCAATATACCACAATTACACACGATTGCATCAGGTGTATCATTAAACCACTCTAGTGTCTCCTCTCGCTCATTTTGAGGTGTGTTTCCGTCTATATGTCTCGCAGGGTATCCACTAGCATTAAATTCCTCACAAACCCTCCTAGAACTCTTTACATTGGATGCGAACAATATTGTCTTCTTCCCCTCACACAATCTCTTCCAATTCTTAACGACTCCGATGTATGTCTTGTTTTCCTCATAGTACTCCGATGTATCGTAGTCATTTCCTCTTCTCTTGATTCCCTTCAAGCTGATAGGCATTCCGTATGTCTTTGCAGTTGATAGGAAGCCTTGCTCAATCAGTTGAGGTGTGTCAATCCTTTGTACTATCCCTGTGTAAAACTCATCAAGGCTCGGAGTTGTTCTTCCCTTCCTTTCAGGAGTAGCCGTTGCTCCTATCACATAAGCCTTTGGAGATATTGAAGGAAGTATCTTCGTGAAGATGTTGAGGTGTGCCTCATCAATTACCACTAGAGACTTGCTCAATAGAAACTCATTATAAGCCTCTTTCCTGCGTTCTAATGTCTCAACCATACATACGTGAAGCTTTGCAGTTAGGTCAGGATTAGACCCTGCGACAATGAATTCAGGAGATAAGCCAAACTTTTGGAAGCTACTTCCTGATTGCTTCAGTAGCTCTGTCCTATGTGTCAAGACTAATACATTACCGCCTCTCTTGAGATGCTCACTAATCAGGTAGGTAAACATAATGGTTTTCCCTGCTCCTGTTGGTGCACATAGGATTGTCCTTTTGTGCTTCCCAAGAGTAGTCCTCAAGGATTTGATAATGTCGTTTTGGTATGGGCGAAGCTTAATCATTGTAGTATGTGTTTGTTGTTAGTAACCTCTTTCGATGATTGTATTAGCTTGTTTGCTTCTGTTGTCTTGCCAAGCAATGAGTCCGTTAAGTCGTTCAATGTCTTGTTTAAGGTTTGGTATCTCTTCAATAGCTCTAATGTTATCTTGTATTGTTTTGCTACCTTTTTGAACTCTTTCTTGGAGGTGTTCAATTTCAGCTTCGTCTCGTGTGATTTGAGCTTCAAGCTCTCGTGATTCATTCTCGATGTCTTCAGCCTCTCTTCGTATGTCTTCAATTTCGCCTCTTCGTCTTTCAATCTCAAAGAAGCTTTCTTCAATAGTTCTTGTGTCATTGTTCATTGTTTAAGTATTTAATTGCATTTTCTAATTTAGTTACACTATCTGTAAAGTGTCCTAAGCCTAAGTTACAACCTGAACACAAAACACCTCTGACTTCTCCTGTATCGTGGCAATGGTCTATAACTTGTGCAGTATTAGTCCTTACGTGTTGCTTAGACTTAGTTAATTTTACGTTACAGACCTCACAATTTTTAACAGCCATTAACTCATAAGCTCTCTCTAGACTTACCTTATAGCTTTGCTTTATATTAGAAGCCCTCATTTTTTCAGGGTACTTCTTTCTATATTCACGTTCCTTGAGCCTACAGCAAGCCTTGCAATAGCTTCTAGGTTTATTATATCTCCTGTCTACTCCAAACTCGCTGAGGTCTAGGGTTTCTTTACATTTACCACACTCTTTCATATATCTTCTCCTTCTAGGTATTTCTGTAACGCTGCTAAGGAGCGCCAACAAACTTTGGTTAAGTGAGCTATTCCGTCTGTGTCTATAGGATTTTGTGAGTGGTCAATTAAATGTCTTGTGAGTGCATCTAATTCATCTCCACTTTTTGCTCTATCCCAAAATAACTTCTCTCCGTTTTTGTGTTGGTCGTTCCCTGCTTGGGAGCATTGTGATACAGCCTTGAGTGCATCGGGAAAGTATTTTAGTACTCCTGTGAAGACAGGCATTCCTTTACGTTCTTTTGATGTCATAGTCTTTTGGTATTTGGATTTCATATCCGATTGAACTTTCTAGTATTGAAA